TTACTGACATGATTCTTAGTTTTTAAAGTTAATTTGCGTTATTTTTCAAACAGCCTCTTTACATCCAGTTGGTCTGGATCAAATGTTTTTATTTTTCCTTTCTCAGCCTTTCCGAAATTTTTAATTCTTTCTTGGTTGCTTTGAATTTTTTGTCTTAAGTTTTGTGCACTTGCTGATTTAACTTTAGTTGAGATAATATCACTCAACTGAAGCTTTTTATACATCAAGTAATCCAATGCTAATTTAGCATCCATTTCTGCAGAAGCATAGTCAACGTCTCTTTTAGTTTGACCTTGCTTATTTACAGGCTTAGAGATGTAGTCAAAGAATTTTGCCTTTTCACGGTCTGGAATTTTAATCCCAGCAAATTCTTTTCCTTGTTCAATTGTAGTTGCAACACTTTCCCAAAACTCTTCAGTTTGTTTTTCTTGTTGCTTTTGCATTTCTCTTTGACGAGCTACAATCTCTTCTCTTTCTCTAGCTTGACCAGCTGCAAGATGTTTTTGAGCATTTAGAGCTCTGTCGTATAATTTGCCAGAGTCTTCATAGTCATCAATCATATCTTTGATGAAATCATCATCATGTCCTTTTTCTCTTAAGTATTCCGTTAAGAATCCTTTTTGAGTCCTAGAGTCGTCTCTATCAATTTCAATCTGACCATAATCCAATGAAGGATTGTAAGTCTGGAAGAATTTGTCAGGATCTCCACCAGCCAATACATAGTCAAGATGTTTCTGCACAGTTGGGAACTGCTCAAACAATGCTTGAAGCTGATCCTCTGCAATCTCTTTAGCAACGTCTTTAGTAAACTCTGCTAACCCTTCTTCGGTGTCAGCATAATCTTTTTCTAATTCGTAGCCTAAAGCTTTTGCAATTGAATCTGTGATAGAACCTTCACCGTCATCTTCGTCTGTATCATCTTCTTCTTCGTCAGGGTCATCAAAGACTCCTTTCTTAGTAGATGATTTACGAGGTGCAGGATCATTGTCCTCATCATCTTCATCATTGTTATTATCATCGATGTCGTCATCTTGATCTTCAAGATCGTCATCATTTTCAATGTTTTCAGCTTTATCCTCTTTTGGATCAGCTGCCTCAAGACCATCACCAATAAAGTCGTCGAAAGTGATGTCTGAGAAATCTAATTTGTCGTTTGGTTTACTCATAGATACAAAGTTATTACTTGTTTTCAATCAAAAAGCATAAATTTTATTTTTATACTTTGCTTTATTATATCACACTCGTCGTTTTCTGCCTACACAAGTGTAACATATTGGGCCTCCTAATTTTTTAAAAGTAGGTTTATAGTTAGGCCCGTATTTATCCCACCCTTTTAAAAATCTTTGGTATTCTTCTTCCTCTGTATTATGCTTTGCAGATCCTGCTTTATTATATACATTGTAATGATAGTTAAATACTTCCTTAGGGTTATTTGGATTTGGTTCTCCTAATTTACTTGTTTCTTTATAATATAACTTAGAAGCTAAAAGAGCTGCTTTAGGATCATCTTCTCTTAGAGCTTTTTCTAATTGCTGCCTGTTATTGTATCCGTTTCTTTCTAGTATATCTAAGACCTCTTTCTGCTTTGTCATATATCTACCTTTATCTCCTTTCGGAATATAGAAGTCATCTAAAGCAGTTTTATCTAACGACATAAAAGAATTTGTGTACCTTCGATTGTAGGCTTTTGGATTATTTCCATATGTACTTTCCATCCAGGCTGTCATTCTCATAGGAACTTCTGCCCCTGGTTTAAATGTTGGATCATGATACTTTAAGTATTCTATTCCATAGTCTATCTGATCTTGCTTATTAAGATTTTTCCAATCGTAATTTGCTAATTCATTTTGTTTATTTCGAATAGCTTCATCAGCAACTTTATTTGTTAATTCTGAGACTACTGGAATTTTTTGAAAACTTTCAGGAATTACTTGTTTTTTTATGTTCTCAGTGAGACCTTTTATATCATTAAAAGTTGATTTGTTTTTACCATACCCCCAATTAGATGCTTTATATTCTTCTATAGAATTATGGCCCATAGCTTTTGCTTTTGCAAATAGTTCTGGATTTTCACTAAATTTTATAGCATCTTCAATTGGACCTCCTTCTTTATACTTAAATCCACCAGTAGCAAATATAGCTCTGCCTTGATTGGGACCTGATTGCCCTGATACCATACCCATTGGAGAATTCTGTGATTGAACTCCTATTGGAGCAGGAGGCTGTGGAGGAGTAAAGTTAGGGGCAGGAGTTGGGGAACTAGGAATAGCAGGTATTTGTGGACCCTGCTGCATCTGTTGTTGAGGCATTTGCATAGGCATTTGCTCTTGCTGCATTTGCTGCAATTGCATTTGCTGCTCATATTCTCCAATTAAATCTTTACCTTGGTTGTAGTTAGCAAAGACATCTAATATGCTGCCAGGATATCCAACAGCTCTTGCTCTATACAGTAGCTCTTTCCTAGTAGCGTTATCCATAAGATTTATGATAAGAATTTAAGCTTATACTTAGCTGAGTTTAAAGTAGACTTAATAGCATCTAAATCATTTACAATTTCTGTGTAAGGCACAGCATCTTGTAATTTAGAAATTTTAGAATGAAGTTCTTCAATGTAACTAATTGCTTCTTTAACACTTGACATTGCAGGGGCACAAACATTTGCTGGCATATCTGCAGGATACTTTGGGATCTCTCCAGTTGCACCTTGATAGCCTTCTGCAATATTATCTGCAAGTCCTGGCAATGCATCATACAATTCGTTAAGGGCTTTATGGGCAGCATAGCTTCCAGGTCCTGTAATTGTTAAGTGTAGGATGTGGAACTTAGTCGATGCATCCATTAATTCTACTACTAAGCCTGGCACGGTTACTTTACCTTTAGCTGAGGCTACTTTGTCCATGTACTTCATTATTCTGAAATTTGTGAGTTAGCTTTAATATCTAAATCTCTTTCTTTTAAAGCTAACTCTTGTTGTTTAATTTGGAAGTCTTGCATCATTTTTTCTAATGTTGCACTAGATGATTTATCAGCAGCTTCAGCTCCAATTAATGCCACTTCAATTTGAAGTTGACGATCTTTTTCTTTATCTAAAGCTGCTTGTTGGATAGCTTGTTGTTGAACTTGAAGTTTAGCCTGCTCTTGCTCTTGCATAGCTTGGTCTTGAGCTTTCTTAAGTTCTTCTTGAGCTTTCTCAGCTTGAATGATTTTATCTTTAATTTGACTCAAGCTATCTGATTCGTACATAGCAATTGCTGCAGAAAGTGGAAGACCGTTCTGAACTGCTGCCTGAGCTAGTCCCTCAATCTTCTGTTTCTTATCAATGTCTTTACCTGCATCAGATACAAAGATTCCATATTCACTTTCCATATGAGTAATTGGGTCAATATCCAATTCATCAAATGATCCGTCAGGCATTACGTACGTTGCTTTTTTACCGTTAAGCCAAGCTTCTTTCGAATAGTCAAGTAAACCCTGTAGTTCTCTCTGCTCAAAGTTAGAGAACTTACGGAAGATATCTTCAGTAATGTGAGAAGATTGAACAATGGATTGCTGGGATGTGGCTTTTCCTTCATAAGTCCCCATTTGCCCTTGTCTCTGTCTTGTTACCCCGGAAAGTTTTTCCCATTCTAACATGATAGACTCAAGGAGAGTTAAGTATTGTGATATGGTCTTAATTGACATATCTAATACTGACTGGTGTTGAGGAGACAATTGAATTCCTTCTTTGTTGTAATCAACCCAAGCAATACCTGTACCTTCTACATAGTGCATGAACTTATCCATGTCCCAGTTTTTAGGGATCATGTTAATATCAAACTGAGCTACAATGTCTTTACTTCTAGCAATTGCTAATTCGAGACGGTACTTATAGATGTTATAATTAAGCTGATACGGAATACCAAGGCTGATCAACGACACGTTCTGTGAGTTGATGTCTGAGTATTTTCTTCCGTTAATCGGAAGTTTGCAAATCGATGGGTTGTCTAAACTGTTTCTTTGGTTAACGTAAGGTCTCATTTTAATATAGTACAGACCGTCAATACGTGTACCCTCCCAAACTTCGTTAACCCATTCCCACTCCATTTTGGCCCCAAGATCTTTTAACTCTTTTGGGAGTTTGTATTCTTCATCAACATCAAATGTTTCTTGATTGCCAGTGTTTGGATCGTTGTAAGTTACAAATCCAACTCTCTTTCTTGACTTCCAATAAACCGTTACAACTTCTACAAGTCGGTTACGGTAAATGTTATCATCAGCTCCAGCTGCTTCTGCACGATAAAGTAAGTAAGCTTGTGCTGCTGTATGTGTTGGAGTTTCTAATTGAAGAATTTGATCGTCAGTTAAAAAGTCTCCTAGATTGTCTATGATTGTAGAAGCATGTGCATACTTTCTAAGAATAGCCCAGTCACCATCTTCTACGAAGTCAATGTCTGGATCTTTATCAAAGTCGACATCTAATGGGTTAATAACTTCGTAGAAAGGTTCATTACGACGTACCCCTTTATGTGAGTAGCATTCCCCAGTTACTAAGAAGTGGAAGAATTGCTTTTGTAATTTGTCGTAAAACTCTGTGAAGTACATAATGTAGTTTAAAGCAGCCTGCCCTCTGATTGCTCTAGAGTCTACATAACTTCTATTGAATTCTTCTTGTATTTGCTTTGGAAGTGGAGGCTCTTCAGCTTCCATTCCTTCAGGTAATTGCCCTTGTTTAGCTAACTCACTTAAGAACTTTGCTTTAATGTTTGTAAGCATTAATTGCTTAAGTGTCTCTTCTTTGATGCTAATCGAATCAGAGTTTTGCACTGTAACAGTAAACTCTAATGGACGTTTAGATTTTTCTCCTAATAGAAGATCGATAACTGGCTTGATGATAGGATAGTTACGTAGCTTAGATGGAAAATTCTTTCTAGTCTTTCCGTAAGGTTTAAGTACGTAGTTGTAATCCTCTTCATCAATTACACCATTGTAATAATCGTAAAGAGATTTAAGATATGTACGACGTTCACTAATACCAAACTTAGAAAGATTGATAAATGCATCTACACATGATTTCTGCCATGCCTCATTTTTTTGAGACAATGGGATTCGTTGTTTTGGGATATGGGCTTGTCCGTACATTAATACAAAATTAGTGTCGTTTTACTTACGGGTATAAAGATAATGATTTTTAGTTGATTATTTATTATATCTCACTCAGTATTAACCGTAGTTTTTGTCAAACCAGTCATTTTTAGAGTTATCGTGGTCATCAAACTTAAGTTCCTTATTGTATAACTCTCGTGTGTGATACATCCCAATCATGAATGCCATGGCACGGTCAAAGTTGCCCTGCCTGTTAAATTTGATTAACTCTAGTAATAAAGCTGGGTCATAAATCTTGTGCATATTGAGAGTTACGTCCCCATCTTCGTTTACCCCTCTACCACTAACTAACCAGTCTCTGATATACAATTCACCTTGAGCTTTACGTTGTTCGGTCATGTGCATACCGTACTGTCGTTTTACTGTCTTACTTCTAAGATCTCTCTTATCCAGCATTTCGAACTCTTCCTGTAGCATATGCATTTTTCTAAATCGTTTTGCATAGGCAATAACTTCTCCTCGGTCATTCTCAAATCCAATCTTTGCATTGTAGTATTCAGCCAGCATAAATAGATTTCTATTGTAGTCATCTTGGGTCTGAGGCCTTCCGACATACGAAGCCACAATGATATCATCAGGCTTAGAAATGTTGTTCGGGACTTTAATAACATATGCTGCACCGAGAGATGTAGCTGATGCTGACTTTCCTTGTGCATATGGGTCATGGCAAATTATGTATAAGTTCTTTGGGGTGATATCTTCTATCTCTGTTTTAAATGGAGGTTCGTAAATAACTATGGCCCCGGTTAAATTGTCGTCCTTTCTGTGTGGAAACTTAACAATAGGTTTAAGGTTGAAGTCAGGTCTGAAACTAACTTTACCTTTACTATCGTAGTACATCTCACCTGCTACCCCAATCTTTTGGAGATCGTTAGCAATTACTCTGTTGTACTGTTCTTTTAAAGATGATACGTCAAAGGTATTTGCAGTAACTTGAAGTGTAGCTTCTTGTGGAGTGAACGGCATCTCGGCAATGTACTGGTCAAATGCTTTTGGATCGTTACCTTTCTTTTTCTTCTCCCTTTGAGCTTCTTCGTAAGCAATTGCTTCCTCGATTAAGCTGTTACCATTCTCGTCAATAAAACCATCTAAGTTTTTGTAGATGGGGACAAAATATCCACAGGTAGTCCCCATAGCCCCAGCATCCCAATCGTTTTCAAATCCAAGGCAGTCATAAGCTTCAGGGTGGTAAAACAATTCCTCCATACCTTCAAAACCTGGACCTTCTTCTCCACCTGTTCCAAATGCAACCATTGTCCCAAGAGTTTTAGAACCTTGTCTCATTGTAGGCATTGCTACCTCCCAAGCTTTTAACAGTCCTGCAAAAGATCCTGCTTCTTCAAAGAAGATCAATTCACCTGCTTTACCACGGATTTTATCTGGATCATCTTTTAAGGATACCCCGATAATCTGTGATTTAAAGCCTAAGGTAACGTCGGCTCCGTTTACATTCTTTTTGTAACCAGACTGCTTGTGCATCTCTCTATCGATAAGTCTAGGCTGAGTCCAAGCTGTGTTGTCATCTATGAATGAGACAATGTCCCAAGCTTTAGATAACATTCCATCTCCAGTTAAGTATTGCTTGTCAGAAGCAAATACAAAATTCTTAGAATTCCTAATATGGAAGTAGTTACGGCAAAGCATAGCTGCAGCCTTGTAGGAGAATCCTTTTCGACGAGCCTTGAGAACCACGAGATGTTTGTTTTCTCTACGTGCTCTATCAACCGAGTTAAAGTATTCGAAGTCACCGTCATAAAATGCTGGGAAGCTTCTATCACGTCGTGAGATAATTTCACCATCAGGTTGTTCTTCATCTATAATCCTATCTATTGGACAATAATTTAAGTAAAAGTAGTGAAATCCAGAAATCTTTATTCCATTAACTTCGTACCCATGCATGCATCTATTCTGCTCTTCATCCCAATACTCATAGTATTGCTTTGTACCAGGAAGAGCATCAGTATAAAAGCCATACTCAATGTAATGAGCTGCAGCTGGGGCAAATAAATGTGTGTCTTTAAGCTTACTCACTGTACTTATTAGTTTTTACTCCTGCTCTGTTTGGACTATCCTTGGCTTGTTGCTTTTGAATCAACTCTTCTAGTCTATCTAGGCCTTCGATTACCTCTCCAACCTTTGAAAGGTTTGATAGAAGGTCTTTTGCTTGATATACTAACTTTCCATTTTCATCCAGAGCTGTAAGGTCAATTGTTTTAAAGTAGTTCTCTAGTTTGTTCACAGACAAACGTGCAGATTTAAGAAGTTTAGTAGCATGAGTGTCAGATAGTTCCTTGTACTTATCTACTCCGGCCGTTAATTTAGGGGTTATCTTCACCCCTAAGTCTTTCATTAAAACTTCTTGACGTTCTTCATCGTCATATGCTGCATAACTAGATCTGTGGTCCACAAAGAAGTAGATAAAGCTTAGTTCTTTAACTGTAAGCTTTTCAAATTCAGGGATAGTCAGGGCATACACTGATGGTATGACCATGTTATTATTTACCGTTAGCAAGTCTTTCATTTTTCCTTCTTTTTAGTTCGTTTATGTGGGCAATCCTAGACTTCTTTGCATGAAATTTTCCAAAATATGGGAGCCTAATTGTTTCAAAATCTCCAAGCTTGATAATCTTAGCAGCATACTTGAATTGGTGGTACACCATATCTTCTACTTTGTTAAGAGGAAGATTATACTTAGTTGCCAGCTTCTGGATTATCGTCTTTTCTTTCATCTTTTAATTTTAAAGGTTTTCCACTTTCCCCAACTTTAATTTTTGGCCATCTAGATGGTTTGTCTGGACATGCTTGACTTTGCCAAGCTCCTTTAGCTTCTACCCAACATCCACACAGACTGCAACGTCCGTCTTTCTTTTCGTCTAAAACTAAGTTTGGACATGTGTTGCATGCATCCATTCTTTCTAAGAATTGTGCTTCGGTTACAGGCTTCATTCCTGAAGCTGCATGCTTGATTACTGCTACTGTAAAGTTAGCTAGCATTTTAAGTCTTGATGGTAATTTACTCATGTGGAACTTCTGTTAATTGCAATAATAATACTTTACCTTTTCCATCCTGCACAACTGATAAGCACATGTTTTCAATGTAAAAGTATGTGATTACTTTATTTGAGTTGAATGTTATCATTGTGGGGTGATGTTGATTTGCACTTGCTCTTTCTTAAGTAGTGGGACCAAAGCATATCCGTTTGCTGTCTGCACGATAGCTTTTTTATCCTTCAATCGTTTAACGTAATTGTTTAACGTGTTGTGATCTTTGATTTCCATTGCATCTGCTACTTTCTTTTTATTAGCAGGAGAGCATAAGTTTACAGTTTCACTTAAGTCAATTAGGTTAGCTAGAACTCTTAACTCTGTGTCTGTTAGTTCTAGAATTCCGTTAAATACTTGAAGAAACTTAAGGGTGTTGTTTGTTTTGATGTTAATCTTCCTCATCTTCTTCTATTTGTTTTCCGTTATCTAAAAGCTCAATTTTAGCTCGACCATCAACGATACGAACTTTGCATGTTGTGGAGTATGAGTTGAATTCATCTAGATGCTCGTCAATGTTTTCTCTTGTAATCAAGAAAGTTAGGAATACCTCAAGCTCTTTTGCAGCTTTCAGTAATCCTGTTCTTTCTATTTTTGAGGCTTGGGCACCTAGTTTCAATGTCTCATAGTCTTCTATGGTCATTGTAACTGTTCCTGTCATTTTACTATTCCAAGAACTGCCATTGATTCGTTAATCATAACGTACTCTGAGTCGTTTAACTCAACGATTACTCCATCACTAGACGGATGAATGTAAACCACATCCCCAACTTTGCATTTGCAATCTGGGCCTGCAGCTAATACTGGAAGTACGTTAGAACGTAATTGTGATGCTGATCGATCTGATAAGATGATACCTGCATCTGTAACTTTTTTGTCCGGCTTTGGGACTACCAACCAGTCACGTGTTGGCTCGAAATTTAATTTTTCCATTTGTTTTGATTTGCTTAATGCAAATGTATAACAAATGATCTTATATAAGCAAACTTTTTATTTAAACACTGCAACTATAGTAGTAGCAATGAATACAGAGGTAGTTAAGACAAATACTCCTGTTGAAACCTTATAAGTTCGTAGCTCTTCTTTGGTGTTATCAAGCTCAAGATTTAAGTTGTCGACATCTAGTTGTAGTGTCCCAATGTTCTCAAGGTTTATTTTATTTGAATTCTGACATTTAACATATGCATCATTTAAAGTCTTGATAGCCAAGTCTTTATCTTTCAATCTTATTTCATAAGAATTAACGTTTTGATTTAACAGGAATTCACTTTTCTTACAAGCATCTAAGTCTACTAATGCTTTTAGTAGAATCTCTTCTTGCTTAGTTGTAAAGAATACTCCAGCTTGGCTGTTGTAATTAATTCTTTGGGGAGTAAGTTGCCCATAGCTGATCACGTTCATTGTTATCAGCACTAGAAATACGACCAATGACTTCATCTCTGTCTTTTTTTATGTTAATGATTAGGTTTGCATTTGCAAGCACCTTGTATTTGTTGATGCTATCGTGATAAGCTAGGCTATCCACAATGTGCATTGTTTGTATTGAGTCAATCTTGAGCTCATACAAATCTGATATCACTTTTAATCTAGCATTTGCTTTTGATTTGGCTTCTTTACTGGCCTGTAATTGTGAAACTAGGCCAAGAACTATGACTGTTAAGATTGCACAAGCTATAAATGCTATGCCTTGCCAGGAAATTGCTTTATTATTCTGACTCATTTGATTTTGGTTTTCCGAATACTTTTGATACGTTTTCTACAGCTGTGAATCCCATTCCTGCCCCCGATAAAATCAATAATCCATCATAGATAAACTCTGGGCAGATGTAAATTGTAAATGTTGACACATAGGCAATGACTAAGCATGTCAAAAGAGCTAGGAATGACCCAACTCTTTTGTAGCTTACATCTCCTTCAGCAGAAAACATTGACTTTATCCATTTTTTCATTATTTCTCTCTTAACTCATCGTTCAACTTTTCTAATCTTTCGATTAATCTTTGCTTTTCTCTCCTGTCTTGTTGCAAGAACTTGTATATTACAAACCCCATTACTACACAGAGTACCCCAAGTAATCCAAATTCAAAAAGTTTGTTAATTATGGTAGTTTCCATCTTTAAAATTCTCTTAATAAAGTGTAAGTAAATTCTTTTCTACCTGTTGTTTCACAAGAGCTAATCAATGTTTTGAACTGTTCGGGATTGTCTAACACTTGACATCCTGCAGACCACTTATCTATAAGTTTAGAAATAGCTGATGCATTAGCACGATGGATGTTAATTCCAAATAAGCCGGTATCTTCTTTACCTTGCTCTTCTGCAGTATCATCTTTGTCACCATCACGGTATACAGTTACAGGTTTACGTTGCACTAATGCTTTGTACTTACCTTGGTGTAATCCTAACTGATAGGCATCTACGTATTGTCCTGGTTTAAGGACTGCAGTTCCCTTAGGATTTAGCAAATTCTTTAACCAGTGAGTCCCAGGATTAGTAGTTCCTGAAAATACGTACATTATTGGACCTTTAATCAAGTAAAAGTAATCATCAAACTTGTTTTTTTCGTTAGCTAATGACCGTGTTCCAATTATATGGAAGGCCGGCCATTCGTATCCAAGTTCCTTGAACTTGTTTTCTAGTTCTACGTAAGAGTATTTTTTCATTCTGGTAATTTTTCTTCAGTTACTTCCTCTACTTCAATAAATTCAACACGAACAAGACCATTATCATCGTATATCTCGTTTCTTATTGTTTTTGGCTCTGTCATTTTTTTACGCTTTGGTGATAAATAAAGCACAGTTACCAACAGTGGTTAGTGTCGGTGTTCCAAATGGCGATGGAGCAGGTGATGCGTAAGTAATACCCGTTCTTTGAAAAGCTATATTTGAATTTGCTCCTGTCATACTTAGCGTTAGTGATGAAATAGAAGTTAGGTGCAAACGAGATGCTGCCGTACCATTTGTTTTAATACCTAGCCAATAACGAGTTCCCGCAACAAAACTGAATGATGTTGTTGCAGTTTTTAAACCTAATGTGGAACAGTCCAAATCTGCACTCTCGTATAATCGTGTGTTCGGTAATCCGTTTAAATCTGAATAAATAACAATGGTACATAATGAACCTGCTGTTGCTGTTGTAACACTAATAAACAAATTACTAGTTGTAATTGATTGAGCAGGAATATAAGGTGCTACTCTGACCACTAAGCCTGTTTGGTTTGTCGCTGATGTACTTGCGGCTAATCCGTTGTATGTAACATCTCCGCTTGCCATTGGTACAATTGAATGCACTCCTGCTAGTGGTGTGTACCCAAACGAGTTTTGTTTGTTGTTAAATGTGTTCCAATCGGTTGAACTCAATGCACCTCTATTCGTTGCTGATGCAGTAGGTAGATTAAATGTATGGGTAGTTCCTGTTGAGGATATGGCAAAGTCTGTTCCTGTAGTTCCTGTCGCTAGCGTTTGAACAGCTCCTGTCAATGAGTTAATGGCGGTAATACCTGTACCTGCTAAGATTCCTGCCTGCTGAGTCACTGTTAAAATTACTGAAGCAGCCGATGGAGGAGGAGATCCTGCAGCATAAAACTGCATTGTTACACTAGCAGCAGCAGTTGTACTCCACACTAATTCGTAGTATTGACCTCCGACTACATCAAGCAGATAGTTCCATGAAGCTACACAATGCCCATTAACACCACCATGTTTAGATGGCACTCCTATAAAACCACTTGACCCAGGTACATCTACTCCGTTTAATCGAAGCCAAATGGTTACATCATGTTCCTGAGTATCTGTGTTTTGAAATTGAGATGAGAACTGAAGATTATATACTCCTGTGTTATCAAAAGTTATACGAGTTAGATTAGTACCATTGGTTACTACCCGGACCTGATTCTCTAAATCAATAGTCCTGAATATCATTGGATAACCCGTATTGCTCACAGCCGCAGTCTGAGTTACATCGTCTTGCCATGCTCCATAATATCCTAATGGTGTAGGAGTGGCTGTATTATTAATCGTAACATTCCCAACTCCAGTGGTTGGAGAAATAGAAATGTTAGATCCTGCTATAATTTTTCTAACCCCTGTATTTGAAATAGTAGTTAATCCATCTTTGTCTGTAGAGATAGATATCCCGGTACCCCCTTGAAGAAGATCCGAGATGTATCGAAAGCTAAATGTCTTTGGACGATTGAACTTAGATAGAGATACTAGGACTTGATTGTCCCTTACATTATCAACCCTATCTCTACTGCCCCCAGTCTGGTCAAAATCAGCAAGTTGCCTTAAGCTGATGTCAACTTTCTTAGGGGCAGCGGTAAGTTTACTAGGGTTGTAAGTATCCATTAGTTAAGTTTCGTTCTAGCTTGAATGTACAAATGTGACTTCTCTTGCTCTGCAGCCATTACAGCCATTATCCCTCGAAGCTCTTCATAGGTAAATTGTAAGATTAAGTCATCGGAGTCATTTAAGACTTGGATAACATTTTCATCAATATACACTAGAGCTTGCTCGGCCTCCTCATCATTCTTAGTGAAAGGAGGTTGATAAATTCCAGTCTTAAGATAGGTTGGCATTTGTACTCAATTTGAAATCAAAGATAATCAAATTATTGGACATAGTTATCCCCTTGAGATTTTTTCGTTTAAAATTGACCTTCAGATTACTGCCGTCTTTAGCCTTCGGAGGAACATTTCTGTCAGCCTATAGTTTTAACCCTCCCCAGTATCCTATATCAATTCAATTTTTGCAACTATTGGGGACAACTTTTTCTAACTATGTTGATAGAAATAGAACCCAACTTCTGACCCCTTACTTTGGTTACCTCAGGGGTGATCGTATTGGCTTACGGTTGCAGATGCAAATATAATAAGTTTGTTACCCTTGTCCTACTGAAAGTTTTCGATAGTTCTTTGAACTTTTCAACTTTGAGTGTTTGGTCTTAGAATGGACTCCAGGTCTTTTGATTCTAGGTTTCGGATTGAATGTGCTAGATGTTTGCTTTACTTTGGCCATCTTATCTTAGTGCTTTTCTAATGTGATTCTAATTGAGTACTTGTACAAATATATACTTAAGTACAATTCCCACCACAATTTATTTTCTGGTCTTACAAACTTGAAGTCAATCCCAATTCTTTGGGTAAGCTTCATCTTTCTTTTTGTTGCTCTTAGTTTCATCTTTTTAAATTTTAGCTACCACAGTATAGACAATCCTCATTATCGTCGTCATAATATCCACTGATGATTTTCTCCATCTCGGTATTAATTTCTTCGTCGGTCCAGTCAGGGTTCTTCATCTTAACTTGGACTCTTAAAAATTGGTATTGTTCTAGGCTGTGCATTTCGTAACAAATATACGTAAAAATTGTTACCACACTATAGTAAGTAATGTCCGTTATAACTCCTAAGATTACTTGGTTTTATACCTTTAATGACACTTTAATGTGGTTTTTAAGAAATAGAAAAGCTGTTTTTTATTTTGTATACAATATGTTATGTTAAAACTGCATAGTCCTTTTATACCTAATAATGTTAAAATGTTTTGATTACACCTAATAGTTACGTATATTTGCATTAAAAGGTATAATATGAAAACTAATTTAATCTACTCTCTTTACTGCCCCATTCATCACAAACCTGTTTATGTAGGTCAATCTAGTGTTGGTATGAACAGGCCATTCACACACATTAAAGAGAAATCTCACAGTGTTAAAGTTAATGATTGGGTAAGACATCTTAAAGACCAAAACTTAGAACCAGTACTTGTAATACTAGAACATGACTTTGAAGACAAATATCTTAATGACAAAGAAAAGTTTTGGCTTAACAAGACTTTAAATGATGGACATCTTTTGTTAAACCAACAAGGGGTGTCTTCAGCATTTTATCAAGCAACCGAGTTTGATGTAGAACCTTCAATTGATTTTCTTGCCGATATAAGACTGTATGTAAAAGGAAGAAGAAAATTACTAAAACTTACACAACCAGAGTTAGCAGCAAGGGCTGGTGTAGGATTAAGATTTGTGAGAGAACTAGAAAGTGGTAGCAAATCTAACTTCCAGACGGCATCTATAGAAAAAGTTCTTAGCTTATTAGGAAATGTTAAAATAAAAGTAGAACCCCTTAATATTAGTTAGATGTTATAAATAACACCTGTCCGATATAAACGGACAACTCTTGTCGTAAGTATAGTAAACTTTTGAGACAAGGATTGTGGAAAATAATCACCAGAATAAGGCTTATAGTGGAAAATAATCCCCAACCCCTTTGCCAAACTCTGTAATAAAATGCTGCCAAACTCGGAAGTTTACCGAATTGTTTTGTATGATTTAACATGCATTAACATATAGAATTAACGATCTGCCTAATATAGCATGCAATTACATATAAGATGGTTAGCGACAGTAACCTACTGAAATTTTTTTTGGGGAAAAATTTTTTGAGAGTGATGCCCTACCTAATCAACGACCCCCACTAAGTCTCGGGAATCAAGAAGATCCCCATAAATTAAATAAATTATCAGCTCATGTCAGAAAAAATTACTGCTGCATCAGTCAGCCTTTGCTTTAAAGATAAAGCAATCTCAGGATTAATCCTTTCGTCCGTTGCCGCTTCTATCGAAGATGTCAACGTAGACAAGAAATCAGGTACAATTACATTTACCGGATATGACTCACTCGACAAACAATTCGATGTCGAGAGAAAAGTATGTTTCGTTGGCTCGAAACATCCTAAATTCCAAGATATTCTTGCTGCCGCAAGAAAATCAGGAATTGTTACCAATGAATTGCCGGCCTAACGGCCAGGGGGACATTCGTCCCCCTTTTTTTGAAAATTAATCTCTCGAGGCAGATCACGACACGTAGTAGTTGTAGACAAATCGGTGAGATAATTCTTGGTGACAAGGGTGTAAGTGACTGAGTTCCAGGACACACACACCACATTCAAGGTCATTCGATTGATACCTCAAAATCAATCTATCAAACTATATAACACATTGTTATGAAATACTTTCTATTGACTATCATTATCATTGCTATGCTTGACAGCTTTGCATTGTTATATTTCTGCATCACATTACTTGAACCATCAGTATATGTACTATCATTTGTATCATTTGTTAGTGCCTTTACAGTATGGTTATTAGTATTCCACATCAAGGAATTAAGAGCCGGATCACGATAACATGTGAACCAAAGGGTTTAACTGTACCCATAGTAAACAGTTTACTTTCCAACAGCATTGAGGTCTGATTTGCCAAGCCAAGTCTTTCGACTGATATGTTGTTGGTTTGTATTAATGCATCATAACTTACTTCACAAGGGTAAGCAATTATGATAATACTGATAACCACTCTTGAGACTAGAGATAAAATAGCTTAGACTAAGGGTTATATACACTTTCAATGTAGTGTAGTGGTATTATCATAATTGAATGCAGAGTGGTACAACAAAGGACTTTATCTATTGGACTTCATACAATAGAAGCTTTACAGTGAGGCTCAAACTGTTTGCAATATAATTCATAAACTAAAATCATATAACGAACATGAAAGTAGTAATCAATGACTGTTATGGAGGCTTCGGTCTATCTGACGAAGTACTAAAGATGTATTTAGAAAGAAGTAATACACCTTATACAATCTATTATTCTGGACCCTGTGAACACCTTATAGTAGATGATCAACCTTTTACTGAAGATTCTATTGCAAGACATGATCCTATCTTAATAGAAATCTTAGAAGAAGTAGGATGGGTTAAGAAAGGATTTGCAATTGTAGTTATTCCTGACTTTGCTAAGTATTCTATTGGTGAGTATGATGGGAAAGAATGGATTGATAATACTTGGATCAACGTAACTGTTGATGAACTACGTGCTGGTCTTTCACAGGAAAAATTAGAACAGGCTAGTCAAGTAAACTTTATTAAAGTAAATGTATTTAGTGAAGAGGAATTAGAACTTTACTTTAAATAACAATAGAAAGGACGTGATATTCGTCGTATTCCTAGGCATGAAGACAAACTGCCTTATATTTTGTAATCATTCAACTAAATTAATAATCATGAGAAAACCATTCAAACAACTATTCCGTGGACTAGCAGAATTAGCTGCTGTATTCACTGCCATTTTTATGGTACCAGCGTTGCTTACTGCTCTTGTCAACTTTGATATTAGCGTGTACTTTCAATGTATACATAATGTTACTTACTGTGTGTTCTTCACAATAGTAGGTATCATTGTGTCAATAGGTTATACAGCAATGTATCAATGAAAAAGCTTAAATATCACCTTCAACTCCATTGGTATTGGGAGGATCGAGTATTCGTATTCGTTCCAACCATTGCCTTTGGAGAGTGCTTACCCGATTACGACGACTCGTACTGGTTTGCGTTTATGTTTGGACCTATGAGATTAGGTATCAAACGAGTTGCTAATAATATAGCACAAGATTAAGGATTTAATAAATCAACATATAAAAACAAATGAGTAAAAACACTCTAAATTCTGGTAGTCTTCAGGGATTGAAGGCTGGCCAAACCTTGTTACACCGTGCTAGGAAAGTGAACGGTGGAAAAATTGAACTTGAGTATGCTGAGGTTTTAGAAAAAGAGCCTAAACCAGTATCTCTAGTTGCGTTATTCAATGCTAGTGACTCTAGATTCTCTCAAGGAGGAACTAAAGCTCAACGTGCTTGGGCTTATGTATCACCTGTGGATGCAGGTAGATTGTTAGGTATTGATTTATCTGATAATGCTGAGTGGTACACAGATCAACAAGGTCGTCAGCTTTTAGACTTGAATATCCTAAACCCAGTAGTAATGCTAGGTTCTGAATCTCATTCTCTTAAAGTTCAAATCGTTGAGACTGTTGTTCCAACTGATTATCAAGAGGATAACATCGAGTCTACAGCTAAACGTAAGGGAGCTGATGGAGATTTCTGTACTCATAAGGGTATGTACATCTTCTCAAATTCAAGTGTTGTATTGAATACAGCTAACCACATCTTCTTAGAGATGGATAAGACAACGAAGTCTGCAAAGTCTTCGAATGGTATCTATGCTAATGTAGATGCAGCAACAGGAGAGATTTTCAACTAAATCTCAAATGTCTAACAAATGTCTAGGGGATTCGTCCCTTAGACATTATACTTCTGTGCAGAGCAGACCAAGGGTTGTAACCTTGCAGAAGTACTATAGGTTATCAGGTTCCTTTAATATCTGATGAGTACTTGCCTCTTGTAAGTCTTACCCCGAACTGCCAACATCATAGGGAATTAGTAAGTAAGAAATGGTTTCTGTTGAGCCACAGATACAGCTCAACTTTGTCTATAAGACAGATCGGTAGACAAATGCAACGTAAGTTGCGGCCTATTTATGGAGGGGAATCTGGTAATCACTGTCATGATTACAAATCGGATTGCTCTATGAAGTAATAGGTAATGTGTAGTATTTTTAATATTACATATTAGTACCAATTGTATCTCTACCAACATGTAGTAAAACTGTTTACAAGCAATGATATGAGAGTTTTCTGATAATTTCTCTCGTATTGTTGCTTGTTTTTTACAGTTTTCGGACAAAAAAAGAAAAAAGAGATGACTTCCGAAAGAGGCAAATCACGAACTATATTTATAAAAACCAAATAATCATGAAAAAATCAAATGCTTATCTTATTCTTTACTTTGCAATCATCATTGCAATAGCTTGTATGACATCTTGTAGTAGCTCTCAACATGGTTACGATTACAAGTCTCATGCTAAGCATCGTAATACAGGACCTAGTAAATGCTATAAAAAGCATAACAATTGGTAATAGCTCCGTTGGCCAGGAGATCGTAAAACACAGTAACTCCTCTTGAATCGTACCAGCTATACTATCATGGTATAGACGAACTTAATGAAACTGTTCTCATCGTATAGGAGATAGGGTATTAGTTAGCCTTTTCAAACACCCGACGTCGTATCCAAACTTTAAAAGGCAACATAGTCAGGTAGTTTAATTGTTAAAACGTTCTCATAGTGAGAAGATTACAGGCTCGTTACCTGTCCTGACTACAACCAGCTAGGACATGCTGTTGTTTTATTCATAAGTATACGGTACCCCCGAAGTCCAAGGGGGTATACAGAAGAGTAGTGTATTGGTACATCGGATGGTTATAGCACCGATAGCAAAAAAGCATCTGAACAAGATGTGGTCACTGTAATGGCAGCTACATAAGGGTTCGACTCCCTTCTCTTCTTCTAATTTTAAATAATAATTAACCCTTAAATTTTATGGCTAAAAAGAAAGAACAGAAGATTGTAAAAGAAAAAACTTACAGTATCAAACACATTACCTATGAAGATGGTAGTTCACATTTGATACGAGAGAATAATGGCTTTAATCCATTTGAACTATTAGGGTATTTAGAACATGCCCAATTAGAAATCATGCAGGAAATAGCAGGTGTGCTTAAGCCTGATGTTGTAGAGAGAAAATTTGTTAAAACTAAAAACTAAAAATTATGAAAAGATTTCTTAAAAGAATATTTTTTGGTAAGCCACTTTTGATGAGTGTATTTCAAGATAAGTATGGTCGCAAGTATGGCGGTACAATACATAAGGAAGGTCAAGATGTGGTAGATATTACCTCACATATTGAAGAACCCATTTGGTTAGGCAAGATTGAAATTTATTAAAACTAAAAAATATGGAAAGGAAACAAGGTTGTATAGATTGGTTGGTTGAAGAAATCAACAAACAAAAGGCTTGGGCTGACCCTTCAAAGTTAGAACCGATTATTGAACAAGCCAAAGCAATGCACAAGGAGGAGATTCAATATGCCTATTGGGAGGGAGGAATGGATAAACCAAAAGGGAGTAAAGAATGTGAACACTACTACAACGAAACTTACGGAGAAACTAAAAACTCAATAACTATGGAAAAGAAACAAACTGCGGTTGATACTTATTTTGGTCGTTACAAATGGTATAGAAAATTAGTTGGTAGTTTTTGGTACAAGCACCAATTTACAAAAGATGCAAACGAACTAACCTTTACAGCAGGTGGGACTTGGTGGGCAAGATATAATCAATGCAATAGATATTCAGAAGTAATTGAAATAGAAACTTATGGAGGTAACAATGAGTAAACAAACTGCGGTTGAATTATTAGAGCAACAATTAAAGGAGAGGTACTCTCTTATGAACTCTGAACCACTATTTGACCAAGCCAAGCAAATGGAGAAGGAGCAGATAATTGATGCTCATATTCACGCTCAATTCAAAGTTTTAGAAGCAAAAAGAGAATTTGCACAAAAGTACTTTAATGATTTTTACGGAGGTAACAATGAGTAAACAAACTGCGGTTGACTTGTTAGTAAGCATACTAAATAAGGAAGGTTTTGCTCCCGTATTAACTGATGAAGAGATACAACACTTTAAGCAAATGGAGAAGGAGCAGATTGTAAATGCTTATTGGGATGGTGGACAAGATGTTCCAATGCACATAAGCACTTGTGAAAAATACTACAATGAAACATTTGGAGTGGAAACGGGTGTAATTGTATTTGATAACATACATTTGACTAACACAAATAAAATTAATAATGGAGGTAACAATGAATAATCTAGAAATAACAAAGGTCTCTGAATTAGAAGCAAACACTACAAGAGTATGTGAAATCAAATTTAATTGTCTAGTCACAATGCATGATGTTGCTTACAAAAAGTATAAAGGTGTATGGGGTCAAGAAAAACAATCAAAGATAGCACAATGGTTTAAAGCAAACCAAACAATAACATTAGAAGGTGTTAAAGATGCTGACCCATATGAACTTGGAATGAGGATTAAACAAGTGTTTAATCAAATGGAAGACACAATTAACAAGTATGAAAATGAGTAAACAAACAGCGGTTATGTATTTTATTAATGAGTTGAAAAAATCAAAAGATTTTCAAAGAGTCATTAATGAAGTTAATCTAAGTAGTACATCGGTTAGAGATATAGTTCAAGAAACTTTACAATTGGAACGTGAGCAGATTGTACTGTCTTATACTGCAAATAGCGTAATAAGAATAAGAACTAAAGCTGAACAATACTACAACGAAACTTACGGAGAAAAGTTCGGGGAAAAGTTCGGAGGTCAAGATGAAAACTAATCAGCTATGGGTTATATGAAGTGGGTAAAAGGCCTGATGGATACAGGTCGGCACACAATTCTTCGTGAGAAATACGACGAAGCAATTAAGTGTGAGTTTAAACGAATAGAATTTGACAATTCTAATCTTGATGTTAAATTTGTAGGTCACGTTCTTGATTTTATTGACAAGAATGATGATGCTCATACAGCAACAAGACATGAAAAACTCTGATTCTATCTATGTAGTTAATGGTAAAGATAATCTCTTTGAATACCCATTGAACTCGTGTACAATGCAAGAATGTGTAGACTACTTACGATCAATTGATTTGATTGGGGTAGATACCGAGACCGAAGGTTTCGACTTCACAGGCAAACGATTGTTAATGATTCAATGTGGTGACAAAGGGAAACAGTTTATCATTGATTACAGAGTAACTAGTAAGCAAGAGATAGCATTGTTGAAATCTGTTTTAGAAGATGATTCTAAAATTAAGATACTTCATAATGCTAAGTTTGATTACAAGTTCCTCAAGTTCTATTGTAATATCAGCCTCAATAATGTGTACGACACATTCTTGGTGGAGAAGATATTACACTGTGGTAAAGACGATTATGGTTTTGCTCTTGGCAAGCTTACTCAAAGGTATTTAAACGTCACTCTCAATAAAGAAGTACGTAACAGATTCGTAGACCTTGGTAGTAATCCATTCACTGTTGATCAAATGGTGTATGGTGCTAAAGATGTAGAATATCTAATCGATATCTATCACAAACAACAGCCTGATATTGAGCTTAAGAGACTACGAAGTGTAGTTAGGCTTGAGAACGAAGCTGTTGTAGTTTTCTCTGAGATTGAGTATGAGGGATTAATCCTTGATACTGAAGCTTGGCAAAAACTTGCTGTCAGAAACAAAGCCATGTCTATTCAGCTTGAGAAAGAGCTGGACAAGTCATTGGTTGCTGATGAAAGGTTTACGAAATACAAGGCACAAAAGCAGTTGGATATGTTTACTGCTGTAGAGGATTTGAAAGAGTCTACAGTTAAGTGGTCGTCCCCAACTCAAGTGTTAAAGATTTTCAGAACGTTAGTACCTGAGCTTGAGAATGCTAACGGTAAGAAGCTTGCACCTTATAGGTTTAAGCATACTCTTATCGATGAGTATATCAAGTACAAGGAGAAGGATAAGTTATCATCTGCATTTGGAGATAACTTCTACACATTCCTTAGTGCTGACAAGAAAGTTAGAACGAATTTCACACAAATCCTGGACACAGGTCGTGTTAGTAGTTCTGAGCCCAATATGCAACAAATTCCTGCTACTAACGAGTACAGAAATTGCTTTGTGGCTCCTGAAGGTTATGTGTTTGTATCTAGTGACTACTCATCACAAGAATTAAATGTAATAGCATATGGATCTCAAGACCCTGTGTTTCTAAAAGCTCTCGAAAATAATGAAGACTTGCACTCGGTATGTGCAGAGTTAGTATTCGGAGAAGTATGGAAGAATGCAGCAGAAGAGGATTGTGCCTATTACAAAACGAAAGAGAAGTGTGACTGTAAAGCTCACAAGAAATTAAGAACTCAAGTTAAGACAATCAATTTCGGTTAAATTTTATTATCTTTGTCTTATGAAAAAAGATAGCCAGGCCGAAGTAAAAATCCGTAAATTCAGGGAACCCTCAGCACGTAACGGTGGTGGCAATCCTGAGCCAAGCCTTGAGAGTAAGGAAGGTGCAGAGACTAGACACGGATTATGTAAGAAATGCAATGAACCTATTCCGGTTCACAAATACAAAAATGCTAAATTTTGCAGCGACAAATGTAGAACTGCATTTGCTTCTCATAAATGGAGAGTTGAACATGGATTAATCAAAGTTCCTAATGTAGGATCTGGAGGTAATCAATGGGGAAA